AGCGAATGAAGCGGCGCAGATCCCGATCCCGTTGTCCCAGGCCAGCCATAAATCGGAAAGGCGCCGATGGCTTCCGTTAGTGCGGGCTCGATATGCGCCACGATGTAGGGCGGTTTAACATTGTCTGGCACGAGAAACGATGCATAGACCGGCGCCGCGCTGTTCTGTGCCAGCCAGATCGGCAGGCTATTGGACACAATCGGTTCAACGGGTAAATCAAGCGCAGAGGCGACTAGTTGCGAGGCGAGCGCCGGATACACCGCATAGCCGCTGTAGTGCCACAACCCGGACTGCTGATAGAACGATCCATGATCAGCAAAGGCGATCTGGATCGTCGCGCCGTCTACCGTCCACGCCCCAATCCACATCGTGCCGGGGCTGATGGCATTGAGCTGGGTTATTTCCTCGGTCGCTGTGAAAACAAAGCGATTGATGGCAATCGTCTGGTCTTCATCCTGGTGCCGGTCGGTGATGTAATGCAGCGAGCCGTTAAAGTCCGCTGTGTCGGCACTGGCCACCCAGAAAATATACCCGTCTTCGGAAAGCACCACTTTCGTGTATTGCGTGAAGACAATCGACTGATTGCCCGAAATGCTCGATACGCCCGCTGCCAATGCCGCCTGCAGCGGTGCCGAGGCGGCGGTGGCTTCAGAGAGCAGTGACATCAGTCAATCCATGCGCGGAAACTGGCCTGATACAAGCCGGTATCAATGAATGCTTGCCGTGGCTTGTTCTTCGCCGCGTACGGATGTTTCTTGCGATGATTCACACCTGCATCCGCCGCCTTTATCGGCTGGGTCGTCGGCAACGTGCGCTGCATCTCGCCGGAATCGAGGAAGTCGCGAAAGCGTTCTTCCACCTTGCCCATCGCGGGTTTCAGGTCGAGAAGGCTGATGTGATTGCCTTGCGCGATGCTCTCGATTGCGCCGGCCACTTGATTCACCAGCGTTTCAGCGATGAACCCCTCGTTTAGTTCAAGGAAGATCCGCATGACGTGATAATCATCCTCCAGGTACTCGGCCACATCCCCGGTCGTCGTCACACCATCTTTGTCGCTGTAGCCGACATCCACGACGCCGAGGTGAAGTTGTTTCACGATACGTCCACCACAGTCGGACCATAGGACTGTGCATAGCCGAGGTATTGCCTCCCCCACGGCGTTTTCTGCACATCGATGTCCGAATACGTGAGGTTCTTCATGAACTCAGGCACCACCAGCGTCTGACTGGTGGCTTCGTCACTGCTTGATGCCACGCCACCTACCACAAAGGACATGAGTGAGAATTGTGTGCGGGCCGAAGTAAAGAACGTCTGCCCGGCCTGATCCTGTGCGATCGTGAGCAGGTGGTGCAGTCCGAGGTTGTAGACCGCGATGACATACAGTCCTTGCGGCATCTGCGGCACTGTGTTGGTTACGTCGAGGGCATAGTCGAACGCCCAGGTGTAGTAGTCCGAGTTAACCGGCAGAATCAGGGCTGTCACGCCCTGCCCTTGGCAGAACGTGATGAAGTCCGCCTGATTCGGTGTAAAGGGATTGACAAAGGCCATCAGCTGATCTTCAGGCTGTCACGGCCGTCTTCAGCGACACCTACCTTGAAATGGATGGCGTCCTTACTGGGTCGCTCGTTGCGTGGCGTGTCCTGATGTACTTCGACTTCAGTCACCTTGGCCATGCGCTTGTTGGTGCGCTTGTCCCGATTGGCCCGGTCAAAGCCCAATGCGGCCTTGGTAGCCTCATCGGCTGACCGCCGCTCCTGATTCTCCACCACGGCCTCGTGGCCAGAGAGAATCTGGCTTTCGGTGATGGCCTTGCCGATGCGGTACAGCAGGCCTGGAAATTGCTTCAGCTTGCTGTTGATCTCGGTCGCCGCGCGGGCGCCGTATTTCTCCAGCTGTTTGACGACGGAATCAATCTGTGCCGGATTCCAGTCGCGCCCCAATTCCACCTGCGTGCCTGAGGGAATGCGGGTGTAATAGGGTCGATTGGATTCCAGCACACGATAGTGATGATTCCAGTCTTGTTTGGTGGTGTTGGCGATGAACAGAGACATGAGGTTTCCCCTTAAAGGAAAAGCCCCTGGGATCCAGGGGCCGAGCATAAAAAAAGCTCCTTTCGGAGCCGCCAGAGTATTGCTGCGAAGTGGTATCAGTAAGCCATGCTGAGCAGATACAGGCCCTGCGGGCGGATACCCCAGCCGGAGGTGATACGAAGCTCCTGCACTTCGGTGATCGCGCCGTCCGGGGTTGGCGTCGGGATCTTCAGCGGAGCGGCCATGTCGGCATATTGCACGTTGACAGCCTTCATGTTCGGATTCACATCCGCGAACACGTTGGTGTTGATGCCATTGATGTCGGGCTGCTCGATCTCCGGCAAGGTCATGATCACCAGATCCGTACCGCCCGCACCCTTGCCGATCAGGGTGTCGTCGTAGAACCACTCGACGGTATCGCCATTGGCCTTGGCGGTCTCGCTTACGACTTCGGCCGTGGTAGCCGTGCCGGCGCCGGGACGCTGATACTGCACGACCTGCACGATGTTGGCATACCCCAACTGCAATCCAATCCGCTGCGGGCAGATGATCTTGATGTTGTTGCCTACCACCGCGCCGGATTGATACATGCCGCTCTTCAGCGCCACGATCTGACCGAGCAGCCACAACGCCATCTCGCCGTTGTCATAGGTCGTCACTGAGTCATTGCCGTAGCTGTCGGGTGGCAACGTGACCGCAGTGGCGCCCGCGGTGTTAACCAAACCTTCGCCATTGGCCGGGCTGAAGCCGTACAGCAACGCGGAGCGCATCTGCTGGAAGATGCCCTGACGCATGGCCAGGTCCTGCGCGTGCGGAAGCGAGATGTTGTAGTTGCCGGCCGCCGCCATGTCGTGATGGTCATAGATCGCGCGGGTGCGGATCAAGTAAGTCGGCGTGGAGAAGTAGCTCGCGGTCAGGGTTGCGCTGGGCAACTGGTTGAACGAGGACTGAGACGCCTGCACATCGGTACGCAAATCGAGCGAGTTGATGTAGACGTACAGGTCTTCGCTGCTGATCTTGACACGGGGCTTGCCACCCTGAAGCGCGGCAAAGGCGCCGGAGGGCTGGGCATACGTGATGATCAGGTCCGGTTCCGAAAAGCTCGGAGTCACCTTGGCCTGTGCGGGAAAGAAATTGCTCATAGCTCAGTGCTCCTTACAGAAGGATGGTGGCAGCAGAACCGGCGACCCACGTCACGGCACCTGTGCCGGAGTCGTAGGCAACAACCTTGCTGCTGGCGTTGATGGAGAGGATCTTGACGTTGAACGCGTTGATGCTGTCGTAGGGGATCAGCTCGTTGTTCGTGAAGTCCCACGACACCTGCTGGGTGATGGCATTACCATCGACCGCGGCAGCCAGCGCAGCACTGCACTTCACGCGGATGCGCGCCCCGCAACCCAGACGGAAATACGGAATCGTGCCGCCGCCGGAAGTGGTCTGTACCGAGTTGCCCGGCACGATCACCATGTTGTAGCCCTGGGTGAAAACGCTGAAGCCCGTGGTGGTGGCGTCATTCGTGGCCAGAGCCAGCGAACTACCCAAGACGCCTTCGCCAGTGGCTGGCACCAGTTCCTGAATCGGCAGACCGCCCCAGACGGGCTGGGTCACCGCCGCAGCGAGCACGCCGGAGTTGAGGTACATGCGTGACGACGGATCGTCAACGAAGTCACCCTGTACGAAGCCCTGAGTGGCCTGCAGAAAGGTGTTCTGCGGAGCCGACGTGAGGGCGGGGTTGAAAGAGACAGTAGCCATCAGTTGACTCCCTTGTTGTGGTTACGATTGATGGTCGCGACGATGCCGGGCGACTTGAAATGGGACAGCCAGGTGTCGATATCGCCGGTATAGCTGGTGACATCACGGCCAGCCGCATCGCGGCGGACGTGCGCGATCAGACGACCCTTGGGTGCATTCGCCGGGTTCATGGCGACCGCTTGCGCATCGGAGTAGATCAGACGCTCGATCGCATCGAAGGCCGCGCCATCCAACGAGTCCAGACGGGCATCTTTCATAGCTGCCGAGTGCTTCTGGAACTTCGCCGCCAGACGCTTGCGGTAGGCAATCGGGCTTTCGCCATGCAGCGGGGCATTGACACTATCGCCGAACAGACGGGCGACACCCTCAGCCTTGGCCTGCGCGGCGCTCAGGGCGTCACGGTCGGCGTTGGAAAGTGGCTGGGACAGGCCATTCAGGCGAGCATCCATGGCGCGGATCTGGGAACGCAGGTCAGCATTCTCCCGCGACTGGGAGTCCTTCCGATCCTTGCGCTCTTCCTTCTCTTCGTCCGAATCCTTGCGCGCATCCTTCTTCTCTTTCTTTTCCTCTTTCTCGCCCTTCTCTTCTTCGGAGTCCTTGCGGGCGTCCATCAGTTCGTCGCCCGAATCCTTGCGGTCTGCCTTGGCCTTTTTCTCCTCAGCGACCTTGCCGGCGATCTTCTCGGCAGCTTCCTTGTCGTATCCCTCGCCCTCGACCTTCTTCTCCAGACCGTCGAAACTGTCCTTCTTGGCCGAATCGGCCTCGAACTTGTCGCCACCCTTGTTTTCGATGGCGTCCATACGGGCGCTCATCGAATCGAACCGCTTGCCCAACTCGTCAGCCCACGCCGGGGCCTTATCTTCGTTTGCCATGGTTGAATCCTCGTTGATGTTGACACCGTTAGGCGTGCCGCCCTTGTCCCATACGCCCTCCTCGCAGATGGCGAGATGGTCTAAATAGGACGGTTTACCCTCGATTAGCACCGTTTTGCCATCGGATAACTCGATGGTTTCAGTCGAACCGGCGTCACGGAAAACAACGGCCGGGCTTGTTGAGATGTGCGACGTCAGCATGAGCTGCGCCGCATCGTCATCAAACACTTTTGCAATGCCCCATACCTCATCACCTTTGAGGTAGGGCAAGATGACCATGCCAATGGCACGATCACGGTATTCTTTGGTATCGAGGATTCCCTCGGTGGGGTGCTCGAAGATCAATGGCAGCCCGTTGCAGCGCTCCACGAAATCATCGGACAGGAAGTCTTCCGGTGGCCGATATACGTACTCGTCCAGCGCCTGGCGATAGCTGGTGCCCGTACCCGTTACGCGGACATCGAATAGCCAGATGTTTTCGTATTGCTGCGGGCTGGAAAGCTCGCCGGCCATAATGGCCTTGGCGATATCCAGCTCGTGCATCTGGGCGGATTCGCCCGATCCCGCCGAGTCTTTGCGCGACTCTCTCGACTTTAATTCTTCCTCGATGAGGTTTTTAACGTGCGTTGAGCCAATTCCTTTGTCTCCGGTCTTCTCGATCAGCTCCAATGCCTTTTTTAGATGTTCGGTTTCCTTTCCTTTGAGGTATTCAGCTCCTGCAACATTCTTTCCTCCTTGGAGGGTATTGAATTTCTTTGTAAATTCATGAACGAAAGGAGCCGCCTTTGTTTCTTTCATGGCGACCGGCTCACTGGGGGATGATTTCTCGCCACCGGACCCGGACCCTGACCCGAACTTCCCATCTTCGGCACGGGGATGGGAAGCCTCCTCCCATGCCGCATCAAGACGCATACTGTCCATCGACACAAACTCCTCCCCCACACTTTCCGGTATGCCAAGCGTAGAATGGCCATGGGCTGCCGCTTCCATCGCGTTGTGTTGTTTCTCGCTGACGGACGGCATGGGTATGGGATGTCCTTGAGACTATTCGGAGTTGAAATGAAACGATTCGCTTTACTGCTCGCTCTACTGCCTGCCGTGGTCTTCGCCCAGCAGATGACACCTATGGAAAAGCTCATGGCCCAAGCTATGGCCAAGTCCGCACAACCCGGCTCGGGCGACTTCCCGGCCTCCTGTGACTCACCCATGGCCAACGATCAGATGATGCAGGCGATGCAACAGGTCGTCGGCAACCCGATGGGTGATGTGCTTGAGCAGATCGTCGTGACGCGCCAGGTAGGCGAGACCACCGACGACGGGTACTCCTGCATGATCGCAGCCATCTGGCGTGACCATGTTCGGCAGCATGGCTTGCTGTCCTTCATCAAGTCGCCCAATGGCGTGATTGTGAATTGGCACCCGTTCGGGTACTAAGCCGCCCTAACCCGCGTCTCACTCAGCAACTTGCGCCCCTTCTCGGTCAGCATGTCGTCGGGAAGGTCGCGTAGGTTCGTGTAATAGACGACGTAGCAGCGGCAATTATGTGTTATTATGTTGTTCGTGACATACCAGCCCATTCTTGTCTGGAGGTTGTACACATGCCCCGCAAAGTCAACCCTGTTAACGCTCACGACATTATCCGTTTGCGCAGCGAAGGGAAGAGCCTCCATGAAATCGCTGACTGCCTTGGCGTCTCCGTTGCAACCCTCCACAATCGAAGGAATGCGGGACTCATCCAATGGGGAAATCTCCCCAACATAGATCGGGTTGCATCCCTTGATGGCAGAAGCCTTGCGAAAGACCATCTTTCCGGGAAAAGCATTTTTTCGCTTGCCAAGGAAAGTGGAGTATCCCGAGCTTGCATTATCAAATCCATCCGCAGCGTAGGCGTTGAGCCTAGGCGTCAAAAGGAGGCGAACATACTCATAGCATCCAACAAGACGCCGGAACAGCATGCCGCCGGCGCTAAGGCTGCTAATGAGGCATGCAAAGGAAGAAAGGCCTCTATGGCTGAAAAAATCAAAAGGGCCGCCACGCGGTCTTGTATTGCCGGAATGGGTGAACGCGAAGTCTTGGAAGCCCTTATCAAGCGCGGTGTGCTTGCAGAATTGCAGTGGCCTTGCGGCCCTTACAATATCGACGTTGCCTGTCCTTCCGTCGCCGTGGAACTGCTTGGATTGCCCACTGCGCACCTCAGGAACCCCAGATTCAGCGAGCGAGCCAAATACCTTCGCGATCGTGGGTACTGCGTCATCCTTGTCCTTTGCCGAAACAAGCGTATTGATGACCTCACCAACGCGCTTGATCACGTCGTCTCCCTTGTTCAAGATGCCCAGAGCTTTCCATCCATGCGAAGTAAGGACTGGATGATTCGGTGTTCCTCGAAGCGTCTCCCCAGAAGCCGTGACAACCTCAATGAGCTCTCCGACATACCAGCGTCGATACGCTATTTCCACACCGTCAGCGAATGGCACCACTGAATCGCCCGGAAAACAGAAAACCTCCTCACCGGCTCCGGTCATCTCGTCCAGATAGCCGGCGCCCTTGTGTAGCAGACCCTTTTCCATGGCCCAGCTGCCGCGCATGGCGTAAACCTTCTGGTCGCGCTCCTTGTGGTCGGGCCGGTAGTCATACCCCGCCTGCCGCCAGTGCGAGCGCCACATGCCAGCGATGGCCTTGGTATCCGCGGCAATCACCGCGTCAATCGAGGCCATGAGCTTGTGGCCCTGGTCGATGGCCACGCGCCTTTCCTCGAATGTCACCCGGCGCAGCGCCTTGGTGATGTCCGCCTTGACCTCGCGCTTGTCCACTACGCGCGATCCACCCTCAGGGATGGAACTCGCCCAGCCAGAGAACCGCTGGAGTGTCCGGTCGACCATCTGCTCGCGGTTTAGCTTGATCAGGTTGGCGCTAGCCACAATCCGGCGGGACAACTCGTCGCGCAGCTGCGGTTTCAGATGCTGGATAGTGAACCGTGACGCATCCGGATGTCGGCGCTTGATGGCGGTCGGAGTCAGGACGCGCTCGAAACTGGCCTCCAGCGACCGCTTCAGATGCTGGTGGGTAACCTTCTCCGATGGGAGCTGTTCCTCAGCAGCCTTCTGCAGACGCTTCAGCCACAGGTCTAGAATGTGGGGGTCAGCGAAACCGTGCTCGGTGAAGTGAGCGATGGCGCTTGCCAGCAGTTCGAGGAAATTCACCGACGCGCCTTCTTGAAGTCGGAAAGGGCGAAACTGATACCCTTCGGGAGCCGGGAATCCATCCGTTTGTTCTGCCGCTCCACATCCTTCTCATTCGGCGCCTCATTCACCGGCTCATCACCACCCATAGGCGGTGCAGGTGGCTCATAGGAGGCCAACGCATCCAGATCAAGCGTGAGTGGCGCGGAGAACATCAGATCGCGCTCGTTCATCACATCTGCAAGCCAGCCCGCCAATACCGCCTTGTTTTCCGGGTCCATGACGGGAGCCATGACCTCAAACACCGCGATAGCGGACTTGGCAATGATGTCGTCTACCTTGACCTTTTCGCTATCCGGCTCGGTCAGCAGGTTGGGCCACACGGCGGTGAAGGCGTTCTTCCACTCATAGAACGCGGTCTCGAAGGGAACGTCGCCCAGCTCACCTGGATACTTGCGCTGGAGCGAGGCATAGAACTCCGGGTTCCACGCGCGGTGCATGACGATGTTGTCAAACCATGCATAAGCAGGGTTCATCTCCAATCGCTTGCCGGCGATGTAGGTAGCGATCTGCTTGGCATCCTCGCTTCCTTCACCAAAGCCCTCGGCCAGCGTCTCATCATTCAGCATGCTTGCAGGCATGTTGTCGGAGCTGGCGATGTTCTTCAGGATGTTGTTGCGAGCGAACTCGGCGGCATCCTTGAGATTCTTCAGGTCGATGGACTGAAGATCCTCGTCAATGCCCATCGAGATCACATTGCCCGTTTTGGCACCCTTGATGGCCTCGCGCTTGAATCCGAAGAAGCCACGCGTTCGCTGGTCCACAATCGAGCCAGGCTGTTTCATTTTAGCAACGAGAATGCCAGCCTTTTCCGTTACTGCCTGATCCGTGATCATCGACTGCACATAGGACTTCAGCGGGTACAGTCCACGCTGATAGACTGAACGACCGACGAAGCCAAAGGCGGAGTTGGTCCAGTCGATATAGATGGGCTGCTCGTTGGACATCACCAGCGAGCGGCTGGGGTGGTAGTTCTTGCCGGCCACACTCAGATAGCGCGGGGTCATGAAGTCCGGCGCATTCGGGTCTTGGTTGAGCGTAAGACTGCCGGCCGTGTTCAGCGGATCGGCAATGTTGAAATACAGGTCACGTTTCCACAACTCCTCGAGCGGTATCGGGCTCGTGGTCGGGATGTCAGGGCAGACCATGATGATCGAGGAAATGCCATATACGCGTGACAGCGTGGCAAGATTCTTGATCAGGGTCGTCGCACCCACACCACCGATCCGATCCCATTCTTTGCGGAAGGCGCGCACCAGATCCTCTTCGGGACCTCCTGGAATCTCGATCTCTCGCTGTTGGCTCTGCGCGATCGCTATGGGCTTTTCAGCCATCTTCGCGCCCAGCGGGTGATAGGTGTAGATCGTCTTGGCGATCTGATATGACGGGGCGCTACCGGGCTGGATTTCATCACACAGCAACAGGTCGATCAGTGCTGGAGAGAGGCTATTACCCACCCCAAGCAGGGCCGGGCCGCTCTGATTGGTGTCGGTTGATGCCATGAATCAATACCCTTCGGTGTCGCCCAGGCTGATGGCGACGCCATACGTGAATGTATCGAGAAGATCGCGGGGGCCGTCTTTCTGACCCATGCGGAAGCTGCAGACCTGCGAAATAAAATGGTTGCGCGTCTGGCCCTTGTAATTGACCGTCTTGTCGTGCGCGTAGCGGCTGATCTTCACCTCGCCGCGATAGACATAGCCTGAGACCGACAACGCGCGACCTTCCTTTCCCATAGCGACCAATGCACCATCAATGGGTGCTGCCGGCCATCCGCGCCGCTGTGCCTGTTGTAGCAACACGATGCCGCTGGCCTTGTCTTCGATCCATGCGCCAAGGTTTCCCTGGCGCGAACCCACCATGACAGCCAGCTCATCCAGCCGCGCAAACACGCTAGGGAGCCAGTCCTCAAGTAACGCACCCTCAATCTGCAACACGTCCCAATCGAGGACGATCAGCTTCGTGCCGTAATGGATATTGCGGGCGTAGTACGTGACCGCTGTGCCGTCGTGTTCCAGCCCATCCTTGAGCGCGGTATCCACCACCGCGAAGACCTGATCGCACTTGACTGGGTAATCGACGGGCTGTCCGTCAACCAGCAATGAATCCTCACCAAAGAAGGCCGAGCCATTCCAGTCAACGAATTCAGCCAGATACTCCTGCTGATAGACCAGCGGAGGGTATTCGTCCTTGAGCTTGGCGACCGCCTGAGGGTCAAGCATAGGATTGAGCGAGGTGGGCGCATGGAACTCCAGCCAACCCATGCTTTTGTCGGTGCAGGCTTGATAGAAGAAGTTGTCCTGATCGATGCCTTTTGGCGTACCGGCCATGATTGCCGAACCACGCCTGTCAAGCAGCGTGGGGGCGATCGCTTGCTCCCAGATGTCCCGCATGCCCTTCTGTACCAGAGAGGCTTCGTCAAGAATCACTTTGTCATAGAAACGCGAGCGTCCTGCATCCTCATCGTTCAGCGTCCAGAACTCCACCGATCCCCCGGTGGTCATCTCGATAAGCTGGTCAATCTTGGACTTGCTCTGAACAATCGGCTGCGTGACGCGCAATATCCGCTTGTACGTGGGCGAGTTGAGTTTGTAGGTGGGGCCGAACCAGCCCACCTTCTGGCCCTGATAAGCCCACTTGGACGCGCATCGCTCAAGCAACGTCGTCTTGCCAAAGCGCCGACCACAGCGCATCACAATGCGCGGGCAGGTGGCGAACGAGCGCCCGATCTTGGCCTGCTCCTCATGCAAGGCCTGCAGCGTGACCGGCTTCTTGCTCACACGTCAGGATTCGGGTCGGTTAGCGGGTTAGGCTCGTCTGCATCCGTTGGCGCCGGCTGGCGCATCATGTCGCCATACTTTTTGGGAGCCATCCTTGCTGCCACCCACTTGCGAGCGTCCACCCTAAGTCGTGCTCGCTGGATGTGATCGTGGTTGACAAACTCTTGGCCATCCTCGCCAACTGTGTAATCACGCTGGCCATCGTCGGCTATATCAACGATCTCTTCAAAATAACCATCAGCCTGCGCCTCGCGCGCGCGCACATACCGGTCACGGAACGAGGGAAGTTCCCCCACCCACCTAAGCACCAATGCCTTGCTTGGCATCCCCTCATCGCGGCAGATGGATCGCAACGATTCCCCATCAGCTATGCGATTGCAGATGATCGTCCCTATACGATCCTCGTACGGAAAGGGGCCTGGCATGCCATCTCACAGATGCGCTTTGAGCTTCGACACTAGCGCACGCAGGTCCGATACCCATACGCCTTCAAGGCTGACCAGCTTGGCTTCAATCTCGGCGACTACGCCAAGCGCTGGATGTGGGAGTGCTGGCTTAAGCTCAACTGCCGTAGCCTTAGCCTCCACAGGTGCAACGACTGGATCAGTCATGTTCATTCCTCGTTGTGATTCATAATGGTGGCAATCTGTCCCGTGGATTTGGCACCGTCGGCCGCATGTCGTACTTCCTGCGATACCGCTTGTCGACCCATAGCTCGATCAGTACCCACACCGACAGCGCGACGATGAGTGCGGCTCCGATGATGTAGATGATGTGCATGTCAGCACTCACGCCAGACGCCGCGCGTCAGATAGCCATGCCAAAGCGGGCCATCGTTGTTGCTGACGAGGATGGATGGCGTCACGCTTATGGTGCCGTCTTCGTGTTCCGTAACGTCGTGGCGGCCGAGGTTGGCGCCGTGATCGTTTGGCGTACAAGCTGACCAAGTGCCATCCGTCCACTTACCGTACTCACCCGGCTCCAAAAGCTGAAAGCCGCCCGGCTGCGGGATCAATTCAACACGCTTTCCTTCCATATCAGTGCCCTTAAATACTGAACTCTATCGTTTCGACTATTTTGCAGAAAGTGCTCGGCTAACGCGCGTTAGGTGCTATTATCTATCCATGCCAGCCAATACCGGCGAGGCGCAATCAGGAGATCGACATGTCTACAGTGCTCTATTCCGCGATACGCCCAGCCAACAGCCAGCGGGTCAGTGATGTCATTCGTCAAGCGGCCCGCATGGGCTACACAATGACAATTTTCAACGGCTGGTCGGACGCCGATCTGGGCGGCCGCGCGGCAAACAAAGGTCCGCACCGCGCCGAGGCTGACAAAAATGCACGTATCCTCCGCGAGATCCAGGACGCGTGCGAGCTCTCCGGCGATTGGCCGCACATCATCGATGTGGACGCTATTCCGGCCGATTACCAGGTCGCATGAAGCCCGACGCCTCCCACCACGATCCGCGCCAAGCCGCTTGGTCTCGCGCAAACGAGGCCAAACGCGTTGCGGCAGGCGGTAGGCGCATCCCCGGCGGCATACTGCCGGCGGATGCCACTGCCGCACTCGCAAAACTCCAACAGTCAGGCTATGCCAATTCCGTCACCGCCTGCATATCACGCGCGTTAGTTGCGGCCGCGCGATATGTGGATTGACGTCACTTTGTAGGCTGCAGCGCCTGAATCTTCGTGAGCTTGTCAATGTCGATCTTGAGCGCGGTCTGCATGTCAAGCGTGTACTGCGTCCATGCGCCATTGGTGAAGTCAGCCGGGAAAGCTGGCATCGGCTCAACCTTGGTCAGATTAGACGGGAGCGCTACATAGACGGGCACCGGCACATCAACCGACCGAACCTCAATGGGCGTTGGCGTTGTCGCGCATGCGGTCAACCACAGCAACGGGAGCGCTGCGAGCAGCAGCCCATGCCTTGACCGACGGAAAAGTTTCATAGATCACCCGCAGCTTCTGCTGACTGGATTGGTTGGCGTGCTGTTGATCGGCAGCGAACTGGACGGCCTGCTTCGTGAACACGGCGCCGTTCTCCATGTCAGCCTTGTACTTGTCGGCCCACTGCTTGAGCGCGACTCGCTGCGTCTCGATGGTGCTCAGGCTCACGTACTGCGCGGCCTCGAGTGAGGCAGTCTCGGTGACGAAGGCAGCGGCTTTCGCCTTGTAATGCCCAATCTCGATGTGCTGCCAGCCGATCACGCCGGCAGCGGCAAGCGCCAGCCATGCCCAGATCGGCACCTTGCGCAAGAGGCCGAGGATGGCGATCACAGCAGCCACCACAGCAGCGCGACGATGCCCACCCAGAGCACCAGGGATAGCGTGCAGGCGGTAACGATGCCGCGAATCGGGGAAAGATTGTCGATCATCAGCGGATTTCCCCGTTCGTGATGAACCCGTGCCAGTGCCCAGAAGAGCTCGCATCGACTGACGGAGTAAGCGTCAAGTCTTCAAAGCTGCTCCCGGTCATATCCCATATGTGGCCAACACCCCAGCCCCTCGCAACCGTCACCCCATCCACAAGGTACTCAATCGCTGACGAATGAAAGGGGACAGCCAAGCGCTGCGTTCGGCAGTGCGGGCAGTCGAATGACAGACCAATCCTCGCGCCACCAATTCCGTCACCAATCCACCGGGGATCGAGGTCGGTCAGCTGCATGTCACGCGCCGGCTCGGTCGGTCGAGTTCGCCGTCTTGCCGATCGGCTTGCGCGTCACGTTGCGCAGCCAGACCACGATCACGCCGAGCGTGAAGCTGATCGCGGCGTCAGCCTTGCCGACGTAGGCATGCAGCAGCGTGCTGTTGTCGCGGGCGTATTCCAGCACCGGGGCAGCGGCAATCAGGTGCGTGCCGAGCCAGATGGTCTTGCTGTGCCACCAGCGTTTTGCATCGGCGTAGATCGTCATCGGCCTGCACTCAGGGCTGCGTTGTAGTTGTCGGGCCATGCATCCGGGCGAGGACGGCCAGGGCGCCAGTTGCGCAGGTAGCACGCCCATGCGCCGTCAGCGTCGCCGAGCTGCGGCAGCGGGTTGGGATCAGCCCACAGGATCAGCCGGGCGAACGCACAAGCGAGCTGGTCGTCGCTCAGAAACGCGGCATAGACGTCGGATTCGGTGGGCGCGACAGCCCGCAGACTGCACACCGTGCGCGCATACGGCGCCGTGACGCTGTTCGTCAGCACGCCGTGGATGCCGCCACCCTGTTCCATCTGCCAGTAGCTGCGCGCCGGGCCATGATCCTGCTGGCGCGTGGCGAAACCGGACTCTTGCAGGCCGTTGGCGATCAGCTGCACCCGCGCTTGCGGGCTGTCGAACTTCGACGGCAGCAGGTGCTGAAACGTCAGTTCGATGATGCCGGAGGCGGTTTGTACGGCGGTCATTTCGACGATCTCGCCATGCTCACCAGCGCCCAGATCGCCGCGCCAGCTGTCGCCATGGTGCCGAGGAATTTCATGAACCGGACGATTCCTTGCGCCGTCTCCCATGCCTCGACCAGTCCGCGTACCTGCTGATTGAGGTCGCGTACCTCGACGCGTAGCGCATGCATCTCGCGCTGCCATTCCGGGGAATCGGGGCTGATTGGGTCGGGTGTCATCGCTACCTCCGCGTGCAAATACCCCGCACGCGGCGGGTGTTGATAGGTTCCAGCCCGGTCAGCGAGCGGTCGGGGGTATCGACCTCGGCGTTGGGGGCTTGTAGACCGCAGCGCAGCGAGCCTCGCGGCTGGCGGGAGTGCGCATGTAGCGGCCGGACTGGGGTGGTGCTGGCCCCGCATAGCGAGGCCGTAGCTGTGTCGCCGCGTGGGCGATCAGCTGGGATTTGCCGCGCCGGGATGGCCGCAGTAGCGCTTCCCCGGATATCCCCTAGGGCCAACGCGGCAAAAGGGTTACTCGGCATCTAGTTCGCGCAGTACAAGCTCCTGACCTTCCCAGATGACGCATTCATGCGCGCTGATGGTGTCCTCAGCGACTTCCTTCAGGATCGTTTCGTTGCCGCTGGCAATCATGCGGTGCAGGATGACGGCCTTCTTGCCTGGCATGACGTGCGGGAAAACAACTCGAACTGTGGTTGCCATTGCGAACTCCGGACGTAAAAAGCCCCGCTGGTTAGGCGAGGCTTCGGGGTGCATTTGCTCCGGTGGTG